GAGCCACTCATTGTTGAGGGCTTTGGTCAGCACGGGAATCTTGCGGTGTTCGTTGTCGGGGATAGACGCACCCAGATTGATTGAGAATCGGGTGGTCTCTGCCGAGTACAAGAACGACGTTACTTGGTCTAAGTGCGGAAAAATTTTGTTGTACAGTGCTGGCGCTTCGTCAGGACCGTTACCAAAGAGATACCAGTTACGCAAGGAGGCGTAGTCAACTTTGCGTGAGTTCAAAGAGACTTCGCACTTGTAGATGATGTCCCGATAGAACTCATCTCTGTCTAGCATCCCCTTTGGTATTTTCATTTCTACTCCGCATTACTGTTTATCTTCAAGCCTTCATGGTCAATTTGAGTACCTGCACCTGGCTTGGGTGGCACAAATTGTCCAACACTTCTTGGCAAAACGCTAACAGATTCGTCTTTTACTGGCTTGAATTGCCCGTTCATGACGGATTGCAAATTAATATTACCACCATTGCCCCACATTGCACCAGATAGGCGCTCTTGGACCAATTTTTCTTCTTGCATCTTGTTATTGTGATTCAAAGCCTCTGTTGCTTGCTCAAACTCTTTGTCAGAGAGCTTATTTTTGCGTTTTAAGTAGCCAGTTTGGTGTTCACCTGCTTTTGTGGACTTGATGTCGGTCATATCAAACTCCATCGCCAATTGTTTTAGGTTTTTGTCCGTCGCTTTGGTCTTGTCGGACTTCATAGCCACTGGTTTTAAGAAAACCACGGATAAATCGCCCTTACAAAACTTGATAGGACACTTTGCCTCCATAGATTCAAAGATTCCATGCTCTGAACAACAATAATCTTTTAAAACACCCATTTTTCACCCCTCTTAGTTAGTCTTCACACAAAATATTGCCAAAATTCTTGTAATCATGCCTGTTGATAGGCTTGTTTTGCACCTTAAACCCCTCGTTAGTAAGCACTAACTTACTTGTAGGGATTAGTGGCTGGACAGCTTCTTTCCTGTAATCAGGGTAAGTCTCGTTCGTGTGTTTCTTCATAACCCGAATGCGCCCCTGTTTCCAGTGTTTGTAAGCCCTGTTTAAGCCTCGCTGTGTGTCTTCGCTCATTGGGCAACGCTCTTCTTTGATGACGTACAAGAACAAACGCTCGGAAATACCCGCCAACTCGCAGAAATTTTTGATAGAGATGCCTCTGTCTTTGTCCATCAAAAACCGTTTGAGTTCTTTTTTAAGTTCTTGTTTAGATAGGTCTTCCATCTTTGCCACCATAAACGCCAATTGCTTTCAAATAGTTGGATACGTTTTTGCCCACTGCAATCTGTTCAGGGGTGTATTCGTCTTGTTTAAGTGAAATTTGACGGGACAGACGCATAGCAATCAAGCGAGGTTGCACTTGCTCTGCCCACGCAATGGTCGCCAGTGCTGTTGCAATCACACGGTCATCCTTACCCCGCCCAGGTGCGCCAATGAACCCGTCTTCACGCACAATGCCTTTCATCTCTTCTAGCAATTCCATGCTGAAGATGCCCATCATGTTGCGTTCAAAGTAGTCTTTCATGTAAGACAACATACGCTCTTTAGATGATGAGGTAGTCAAGAAGCCGATGGAGTTAGACAGACCGCCCATCGTGTCGTTACGTCGCCAGATGTAGTTTTGCATTGACCCCAACACATCCATCATGTCGGTAGCAATCTTGCCATCCATAGCGGATGCCAAGCGTTTTAGGTTACGCAGCTCGTTGATGACCGCCTGACCTGGACCGTTGACTTCTAAGTTCAGCGTCGAGTTTTTATATGCACCTGCAAGGTGGGCGATGACCCACGCAAATTGGTAGGTGTTGAGTTCCGAGGTTGCAAACTCTGCCACTTGGTCAAGACCGTCTGCATAAACACGAAACACCTGGATGCAGAATCGGTCTGCCCAATCTGAGCTTCCGTATGCTGGGTCTGCACCAATAACGTAGTAAGCAGTGTCAACGGGTTGTTGCCAGATTCTGAGCGTTGCCAGCCTGTCTGAAGAAGGCAAACACTCTGTGTCTTGGAAGAGTTGTCCGAAGGCATACCTGTAACATTCATAGCCCATGCTCTTTGCTGATTTCGCTGCGTCCGTACAGCGAGAGTTAGAAAAGAAAGATGTTCCCGTCATCACGAAGGCGTAATCCTCCGTGGGTGGGAATTCTTGATACATCAGGGTTTCATCCTTGATGCCCTCCGCCATCTTCCAGCGCCACCAAGCCATCTGGCGTGAATTGATTTCAACGCCGTACAGCTTTTTGATTTCCTTGACCCACTCTTTTTCTTCTGACTTGAGCTTGCCATCCCAGTACACCTTGTACTCTTTGGAGTCAGCTTCAACGGAATAATACTCGTTGCGCCACCAGCCACAAAAAATGGCTCTCTGTGTACGGGCACGTTTGGCAGTCTTGTACATATCGTGGAACATATTGAACCCCTGCGCCGTGGATTCAAAGATGTACAGACGCTGCGGGTTTTTCTCCGCAAGAGAGGCAATCAGTGAAGCTAGACCTTCGTCGTTGCCCCAAGACGCTGTTTCAGTTGCGTGTAAATATGTAATAGCTTTACCTTGACCCAATCGAGATTTGTTACCAGCGATTTGGTAAAAGATTCGTGACCTGTTTTTGAGGACCATTTGATTGCGGTTGTGAGCAACCAAAGGAATCTTGTACTCCTTGGGTAAACCGTCAAGATACATTCCCAGAGTTGACCTGAACATATCTCGGTTTTCTTCAGTATCGGAGACAAGAGTGCCCTGCCAGCCAGGATGAGTAAATTGCCAATACAAATCAAGGGCAAGGCTAACAGTAGTAATACCCAACTGACGACCTTTAAGAATGACGAAGAAATGGACATCTTCTTTCAACCCTTTATCTATTTCTTCCATCACATAGGTTTGAGTCCCCAGTAGGCGACCCATCTTCTTGAGACCTTCTTCTTTGGTCTCAATTTTTAGCTCTGAACAGAACTTATAAAATTTTTGCAGGTCAAAATTCATGGCGACAAGGCTTGAAGCGTTCTAAATTGAATGTGCCTTCTTGTATTGACTTACAAGTGTGGGCAAAGAACTCTGCATTTTGTGGCATACGACCTTGATACAAGTGGAATATCCCGCCCTCAAAGTGCGTACCAATCCCATATTCCCCATAGGTGTGCAGCTTCCAGATGCCTTCTGCTGGCGCTTTGAAGTAATGCGTGGGGTACAAAGTCTTGTAGTTAATCCTCATCATCTCTGCCGCATAGCTAACGTTCTCGGCTACGTCAGACTGTTCAGTCTCCATGAAGGTGGGCTTATTCATCTTGACCCAACAAGCCTTGGAGATGGCATAGAAAGCTGGCGCAGCAAAGATGTGAGAGTAAGGAGGAATGTGGTTGCTGGCTTGGGCAATCCCGATGAATGTGCCGTGCTGCATCACCCATGCAATCGCCTTGTCCACAACGTCTTTGTTGGTAGGCACACAGTCGATGTCCAAGAACAACACAACGTCAGCATCAGTGTTTTCCATGATGTTGTCCATCCACAGACCGTGACGAACGTTTTGGATGGTGTAGTTGACTGTCAGCCCTAAGTGTTTGCACACATCGGTATGCCCTTTGACAATCTTAGGGTCAACAGATGTCCAGGCTAGGCAGTGAATCTCAGCTCGCATATACGTCCTTGTAGTTGTAAACCTTCATGCCATCCCCTTTGTCCATCAACACTCTGGCGTGGTCAGGGATAGGCTCATTGTTTTGTTGGTAATGGAATGCCAGTGTGGTGGTGTAGTTCACCGTAGGCTTGAGAGACCTAGCCACCTTGACTTGGGATTGCTGGACAACCTGCCACAGAACTCGGTCATCAATGATGCACAGCTCTAGTGGCTTGAACATCCAGCTTGCTAGTAAAGGAAACGTCTTGCGGCTAAACAAGAAGCAGTTTGTGTCATTGAATGCCTTACCGTCAGACTCAGAATCTACAGCCATGAATGACCCATCTAACCTGTAGAGGTTTCGTGGGCAAGTCACGATGTCACTGCCGCTTTCTTTCAACACCCCCACCATTGTGATGATGTGGTTAGGCTCATACCAACAGTCGGCATCCAAGTAAGCAATAGCGTCATAGCCCTGTGCCCAGGCTACCGCAGAGGCTACCCCACGGGGCGTGTCACCAAAGTCAGCACACTTGGGCACACTCATCTGCTGAATTTGCAAGGGTAGCTCACTGGGTGAGCCATCTGCCACCATGAAGTGGGTAATGTCCTTGTAGGTTTGGTGGATGACGCTCTGATAGCAGCGAGACAACACCTCTGGTGTCTCATTGTGATACGGCGTGATGACTGCTACCCTCATTTGATTCCCAAGTAGTTACGCACTTGGTCAAGGACGTTAAGTTGTTCAGGGCTATACATCTTCTTGGCTTCTTCAGGACTTCCCCATTGGTTGAAGGTGTATCCCCTAAAAATCTCTGGCAAGCCCGTCATTTGAAACCATTGGTCATACGGTCTAGTCTCACCAAGGTTTTCAACGTGGTATTTATATCTTTCTTGCATAGAAGCAGGGTCTAGCAAGTTTTGAAACTGCTGATAGTAAGCCGCCAGCTTTGGGTCTTGCGTCACAGCATAGTGACTCACATAGTCGCCAAGGATGTCCAATGGACTTGTTGCTGGGTTAAACACTTCAATCGCAGCTTGCTTACCTTGTCCCCAAGCAGGGATGTCCTCACCCTGGTAAGACTCCAACATATATTCTGGGTTTTCTTGGGGCGTATATTTGTAAGCAATGTCTTTGTCAGCAAGGTAAGGATATTGCTGTTTTGCTTTCTCAAAAACCATCGCACCCAATACGTCATTGTCATCAGCCATTACTTCATCTCCTCAAGATTCCAATCTGCAATTGTTACCGCCACCTTTTTGTTTCTCGCACAGCTAATCAGCTCTTTGTAAAACAACTCCGAATACGTTTGCCGCCACTCAGCCGCCAACTTCTTCTTGCTAGACGGTTTAATGCAAGACAGCGCCCTCTGCATTTCCTTTTTCAACTTTAGACGTGAGTTGTAAAGCTCCGTCTGCAAATCCTTCTCTGTATCCATGCTGCAAAGCCTCATTCATACAAACCACCCGACGAAGCTCAGACTGGCGCAAAAGGTCAGCCAAGAGACACAACATGCCCCTTAGCTCATCCTCATTCATCCATAACCAATCTACTTGTGCCATTCGTTAAGCAGTCCAAGTTAAAACTATCTCTGGTTGATTCCTTGTGACCTCTGCCAAGACCCCTACAAGTCTCGGAGGCAAGATAGGCATACGCTTCTCCACCTCATACTCCCGAGCCTCTGCAAGAGCCTTTCTAGCCTCTGCCAGATAGTCCATCACGAAACCCTCCAGACCCGCAACATCTCACCCTCAGTCTTGCTGACAAACTTGTAACCAAGACGCTTACTCGCCCTGTAATTCGCATTTGCCACCTTCTGCCTAGCCTCCTTGGGCACAGCAAAACTATCACCCACCTCCATCCCCTCATAGGGATACGAGTACACCACCCTCGGCTTGGGCATCTCACCACCACGTTGTATTTCCAATATCTCCATGTAATCACCTCTACCTGTAAACACATAATAGCATAAACAAATAAAACACACGCAAGCAGGAAATACAAAATTTTTTATGGGGGGGGATAAGTGGGGGGCACGCACACATCGACTCACCGTCCCCTTCGATTGCCACGCATACGCTGGTTGCATCTGGTTGATTGTGTCGCCTACCCAAACCAAACCAGACACGATACGGGCTAGAGTGCTTACATAATGTAGATATATAAAAGAGAGAGATGTGGTAGACACCTTCCCCTATTCTTACCCGTGTCTACTAACTACCCGTATACATAACAGACACCCACTACTGTATTGTTTCAATATGATAATCATACATAGTCTATGTATTATATATGTGTTCTATGTATTGTGGATAACTTGGAGTTGTTCACAGTATCCACAGGGCGCACTGATTAAGTGATTATGTGATTATATCTGGTGCACAGTACATGATGAACGCACAATAACAGTGCTATGTCAATTCGCTAAGTTGTTGATTTATATAGGATTCAATTTTGGCATAGTGTTTGCATACTCATATATAAGCAAATTAATCGTTTGCCCAAATCCTAACTCTGAAAGGTCAGTTATGCACAAAACTTTCACCCTTGAATTCAACGCTACTGAATTACAAGAACTCCATGTAATGCTTGTCTTGCGTAAAGTTCAATTACAAGCCGAATTGCATCATAAGAACATGAATATAGTGTCAATTGCACTTAGACAATTGGAGAGAGTTTCTCCAATTCTTTACTACATTGAAAGCATCGTAAAAGAACATCACGCAAACTAATCCTAACTCTGAAAGGTACATCATGCAAATCATTCTTTTTGCCGTTCCAAAATCTAAGCTCACTAAAAAGCTAGCTAGCGACATCGCTGGCAATTTAGGCAAACCCTCAAAAATGCCTGGCTTGAGCTATGGTATCTCTGCCAAGCTCTGTAATGTCGGCTCCAAGCTAGCAAAGATAGAGGGTAGCGTTTGTCACGGATGCTATGCACTTAAGGCTAACTATTCTTATCCTAGCGTGCAAAAAGCACATGAAAAACGAGCTAATGGGTTGCGCTCTATTTCATGGGTTGATAGTATGGTAAAGCTTATCGGCTCTGCTAACGAATCTTATTTTCGCTGGCACGATGCGGGAGATTTGCAAAGTTTTCAACACTTGCTGGATATTGTGACAATTGCGGAAAAACTGCCTAGCGTGTCTTTTTGGCTGCCTACAAAGGAAAAAAAGCTTGTTTATCAATATCGTGAGATTTTTGGTGATTTTCCCTCTAATCTCTGTGTCCGATTGTCGGGAGCTATGGTAAACCTGCCAGCTCCTGCCTATGAAGGGAATACATCAACTGTGCATACGGTTCAAGCAATTGGACAATTTTGTCCTGCACCACAGCAAGGGAATCAGTGCAAGGATTGTCGGGCTTGCTGGCATCGTGACGTCAAAAACGTGTCTTATTCTCTGCATTGATAGCCTATCTTGTAGCCTATTCTGTAGGCTATGGGATGCGTTTTCGCATCATTCTTAACTCTGAAAGGTTTTTTATGCAAAAAGTAATGCTGGCTAAATATCGTGGGCGTTGTGCGTTGTCTGGCGTTGTCATCAACGTGGGCGATGAAATAACCTACGACACAGCAACTAAAAAAGCGTGGCTCGCAGAGCCTGGAGATTGTCGGGTTGATACTAGCTCTTATTTGGGCGATAAAAAACGGGTTTCGGATGTTTTTAGTATCGGTGGTCACGAATACTATCGGAACAAGTCCGGTCGCTGCATCGATGCGCCATGCTGTGGCTGCTGCACTATTTGAGGGGAAAATTATGCAGACAATCGACAATTTGGAGATTATGCAAGAGCTTGCGTTGATTATTCGTGGCGCTCACCCTGCCTGGCGTGGCGATAAACGATACAACGCTGGTTTTTTCTTACGTCAGATAAAAAACGATTTCAATGGAGCTGCTGCTCTGGCTCGAGATATAAGGGAAAACCTTGAATATTTTGAGCAAGAGATAAACCTGCCCTCGCGCACACTGCTGCAAGCTGCCAACGTCCTCGCTGGCGATTCAATCGATTTGTAAGTACTTTGAGAGTGCTGTCAAAACCCTGATTTTTAACAAGGAGTAACTTATGGCTAGAGGTGGAAAGGTTTACACGCCTTTAATGTGTGAAAAGCCCCTTTGCGAGTGCGACAACATCGCCCCGCGCATGAGAGCGGCTGACATCGCCCTACTGGTAGTTGGTAGCATGGCCTTTGGCTTTGTGATTGCCCTGTTAACACTTGGCGAGGTAGTCCCAAAATGAACGATGCACTTGCAGACCTTTATGTGTCTCTCGCTTATGACAGACACCAAAAATCTAGAGGGTGGTTTTTCCTTGGTAATGAACAAGAGTGCTTCTACTGCTTACTCATTGCCGAAGACTATCTCGCCCAAGCGTTACAAATCCAGCATTGCCAAGCACTAGGTGTTTGTCAGATGCACCCTCGCCCGTGTGCGGGATGCGTCACAAAACCGATTAAAACAACCCTTAAGCCCGTTTTGGAGTTGGTTTAATGGTAACGGTAGGGTAAGGGTAAAAAGTGTCTTAAATGCCTATTTTTACCCTGAATCTTATCCACACCTGCAAATCGAGTTATCCACAGACGGTCTATAGGTATTCCATAATAACTAACGTAGTTAGTTATTAACTCAATATTGAGGTATACAGAGCGTATGTATGTATTAAAAAAAGATGTATTGTGTCTCAATATAGAATCTCTATATTGTGACTACATATATTATATATATACAGTATGCAGACGTATAGTCTTCACACAGAAAGTTAAACCATGACACAAGATGAAACTATTGAATTGGCTAGAAAATCTGGCTTTGTTGAATACGAATTGGATGACGGTACTACAAACGCCTTTGACAAACGATATGAAGCCTTTGCCAAACTGGTAGCACTGCGTTACGAAAAGAAAATTTCAGACCTTGAGAACATTATTTGTCAACGTCATTGGGATGTTCTACAAGAGCGTGAGGCGTGTGCATCTATGCTGGAAGATTGGGACAAACACGCATGGAACCCTTTTGACTGTGCACAAGCAATCAGAGCAAGGGGACAAGCATGAAACAAAATGAAATCA